CTACCAAGCCAGCATTTTTCGAGCAAGGTCTTGCAGAACAGAACCGTTCTTTGGGAAATTCCAAATTTCCGGGCGAACTATACTGCCTGATCCCGGCCCTGCTGACGTGTATATCCCAAACGGCATGAACCGGCCCCATTGATTACCATACTCTCCTAATGTCCTACCCTGGTGTGCACATATTACTTGGCCATCAATAGCCCATAAAACAAGCCCTCTAGTCGCGTGCCTATGAATGTATAACTCGAACTTGTGCCATACATTGAAAGTCACCGGAACCGCTTTATTTGTTTCTCTCCAATACAAAAAATTTCCGCTAGTAGCGTCGAACGGTTTGATCCCATCAGGAGCCACGGTTTTTGTTGTATTCCCGCCTCGATCCGCCATAGCGCGCCACATCAAATTCCCGGACGCATCTTTCTCGATAGCCGTTAAAATTCGGAAGTCTCCGCCGTACAATCCAGCATCGCCTCCGGATTTGAAATCGCTAATTATCATTCTCCCACTGTTTGGGAGGATTGATCCCATCGACGCTGGGTGTTTGAAATGGTAACTAACATAAATATCATCGATATCACTTGCCGGGATAACTGTGCCGCTTGATATTCGATTAAGAGTCAGCCAGATTTGCCCGCCGAATGCAATATTGCCTCCACCATCTCTTGCCCCAGCGTCGATTAAGTTCAGTGCAAGCTCTTTTTCAGTTGTGCCGTCCGGGCCTGTAGTGTCTTGTATCGTTGCCGTGCCGTAATCTGACACATTGACCATCGTCGTTGCATAGTTATTGATCAGTTGAACCATTGACCAATTTATATTTAGCGGAGCGCCCGGCATAGAATTGGGCATATTTGCTGACTGCCCTGGCCAAGTAAAACCTGTAATGCTATCCGTGCCAGATATCGTATCCCATGCCTTTGACGGAGTAGAATCAGATGTTTTCCCGGCGAAATTGTCTTTTGTTGTGCCTGCTGCAAAATTTGACGCGAACAGTTTTGTGGGAACGAAATTATTCAACGGAGCATCAGATATCCCGCTCAGAATCGTTTTATTGTTTATTGCCATTTTTATGCCCCCGCCGCAACGAATTCAATCAGGCCGTTATACATAACTGCGGCGTCGACCGTTGGCGCAACCGCCCATCTGAAGCACCAATCTATGTATATGTCATTAATGTCCATGTTGGTGATGTCAGAAACGCCCATTGTGGTCATCAGGTCGGTTGGACTTGGGCCATTCCACATGTTGTAAACGCTGTTAGCCCCAAGGACCTGCACTGTAGTAGAATCCATGCGCCTAAAACAAAATTCATGCTCCGGAACGCCGTCGTTTGTTGCGCTCGTATTTGTCTCATGGATCAATGTGTTATTGGCCGGAGTTGAGCTGTTGGAACCAGCGTAAATGCTTCGATGGACAATCTTAGTATTGTCCCCAGCATCCAAGAATAATCGTTGATAGGCTGCCTGAATTTTAATCTGATCTCCATCTCTAAATAACGAGCCATTTAGCAATGAATAAGGGATTTTTACTTTGCATTGCGATGTCGGGGTTGTCGACCGAGTTGCCGCCACATCGTGGTAATAAGTTGACTTCAGCGCTATCCTCCCACCAAATGGACGCCAGCGAACACCGTCGCTGTACCACATGCCAGGCACGTCATCGAATCGCGCTGATAATCCTGGATTTGCAACAGCCGAAGGCGCGTCAATAAAAGGGCATTTGATGCTGGAATGGATAAGCTGAGTGCCTTCAGAACTCACAAGGTAATCGGGAATACCACCTGTCTTGTGCACTCTTGGAATGCCCAGCGCTTTTGTTTCTTCATCAACATCTGACGGAACACTTACTCCGAACATCATTACCTCCACACTTTGTAAATGTAGACCGTTCCTGTTGATCCTGGATTGCCTACGATGGCGATTCTGTCGTTTTCGGCTACGTCATACAGCCACACGGTTTTTTTGGGGATTATGTCTTTGGCGGTTGTTGGCGTCAGGCTGCTGAGATCGCCTTGATCAATCTTGATAAAACACAGCTCAGTTGCATAAACTTTATATGAACCGGCTGGAAGCTGAGATGTTTGCGCAGCACTGCCGGAAATACTCAGCGGTTCAATATCCGGCGTGCCTTTGATATAGAGTCCTTCCATATTCCCATCCTATAAATCGAGAAAACCTTTAGATTTGAGCCACAGCGCCAGCCCTACCGCGATTACACCGATCAACCAAAGCGCTTTATTGACCACCCCCTTACCAACTTCCCGGTAAACCTGATCCGCCATTTTGTTAAGCGCCCTGTCCGCAGCTCTTTCGGCGATCTCTTCAACTTGCTCTTCGGTTAAATACGGGCATCCGCTGCCTGGGTCTTTGTCGCTCATCTAGCACCTCTGATTTGTTAATTAATAATTAGCCCGCAATATCAGGCTCAGATGTTGGCACCAATAACCAGGCCCAAGATAAAGCTGCCCAGCACCACTGCGCCGGTGATCAATGCTGAAAATTTGCTGCGCGTTACTTCTTCAAGGTGCGAGTCAACAAACTGATCAGCCGCCTCGTTAGCAATTTCCAGTTGTTGAAAACTTTTATCCGCATTTTTCTTGGCTTGCACAATCGCATCCATAACACGCTCCTGCACTTCATTCACGCTGCTGGTTTTTACAGCTTCGTGAATTTTGGCCAAGTCATTTTCTAATTGCGTTCTGATTTCCTTCAGCATTTCCGTCTCCAAAAATAAAAAAGCCGCGTTTTATCGCGGCTTGGGTTGATGAATTCAGTTCAATTCCTGGTCATTCTATTTTTAAAACTTTCAGTTCTTTTTTCTTGGTATCGCCTCGGCCAACGCTGCTTTTGCCCTTGTTCCCGGCATTGATGCGGATTGTGGTGATCCAGGCGGATTTGGAAAAACTTTGCTCGACCGATTCAATCAGATACACGCCATCGGCCTCACTCTTGATGCCGGTCAGTTCCAGCCATTTTTCCGCGCCCACATCTGCGCGCCCTTTCATCAATTCGATGCGGCCGTTCAGCGTCGATCTGTTTAACGCCATCATGCGGCTGGCTGCCGCTGCTTCGGCCTCTTCGCGTGTCGGGTGAATATGGCGGTCGGTATGCTTCGGCGCATGGGCCGATCCGGGTGCCGATGCATTGGGCAGTACAATCGTTTGCAGTTGCCCGGTATCGCGGTTGTGATAACTGGTCCGCACTTCGCTGAATAATGCGCGATCCGGAAACGACAATGAATAGCTAGCGATATCGTCACGGTGCAGCGTGATCGACGGCAATTGCCGCCCGCTGCCGCTTTTACCGTCCCCGCGCGTGACTACAATCAGCTTGCTGTCCTTCACCGTTGCCGTGGCGCCGTACTGCCTTGCCATCCGGGTGATGAAATGCATATCGGATTCGTTGATTTGATCGGCGCGGGGAATCGGCTGGTTCAGCGGGCAATACGGCCGCAGTCCGTTATCCCGTGCAATATCGCCGACAATCGCAGCAAGCCGGGTGTCTTCCCAAGATCGGCGCTTTTGCTCTTTCAGTGATGCAACCAGATCGCCCGGTTTACCGCGGATCATCATACTTTGCGGCGGGCCGCTGATTTCTATTTCATCGACCTTGTACCGGCCAATGAATACCAGCGGCTCACCCACGTAACCCAGGCTGATTTCAAGCGTCGCTCCCTTTTTCGGAAAAGCAACCGCGCCGTCTCGGTCATCGATCACGATTTCGCAATCATCTGATTCCAGACCAGGCTTGTCGGTCGTACGCAATGACAGCAACCGGTCGCGCAGCAGATCGGTGATGTCCTGGTTATCCGCAATAACTTTAAAATCCGGCTTCACTGGTTAACTCCACAACTGCACCGGCTTATCAACCTGCACAGGTAAATCCGACAGTCTGATGATGATTCCGGATGAAAACGGTTGCGGCAGCTTTGCAAGCCCTGGATTGGCTGCCATGACTGCTTCAATCGTGCCGGCCAGGCTGCCATAGTAACGGTAGCACAGCGTATCCAACCGATCGCCGTCAGATGTTCTGATAGTCTTCGCCATAGCGCTGGAATTCCAAGGTAAATTGTTGCTTGCGCGGCATGCCGTCGGTAAACAACCCGGTTTGTTCTTCCTCAATGCGCGTCAGGTACCATTGCCCGAGCGTTTCGCCATAACCGGTGGTCAGATTAATCGGCATCATCGCATAGCCTATGCTGCGCAACCGGTCCAACTGTCCGGCGCCGGATTTCTTGGTGAAAATCGCGCCGCTGACGGTAATGGTTTCACCGCCCCTGGATACCGCTTGCAGCGCATCGCTGCGAGTCAGTCGGCTTTGTGCGGAAACGTTATAACTCGTTTGCCGCCGCAGCGTGTCATAACCCGCGGTCGACAGATTAAAGTAATAACTTTCGCCGCTTTGCGAGGTCAGCACCAGCAAATGCGCGTGAGCCGCACCGGCATCCGGTAACCCGCCACGAAACCCGCTCAACAAATCACTTGGCGATAACGTGGTCAGTTCGATATTTTCCAATCCGGTTGAACCCTGACCGAATGCCGCATTGAAAGATTTCTGCATGTCAGAGAATTCTGCACTAACCGAAACAATAGAGTCATTAATACCGCCACCGATCATATTAATCGCGCTCGCAGGATCGCCGCCGGAAATGCTTGTCACGCCATGCGTAATGCGGTTGCCTAGCGTGGTCATCATACGGATACTGTTTGCAATGCTGTTAATGCTGCGCACCGTTCTGGCGGCATCGACTCCCAACGCGCCACTTGCCAGCAATCTGTCTACCTGCGTCAAAGCGATTCCGGCAGCCTGCATGTTGCCCATACCAGCATCCTCGATGTGAATTAATGAATCGAGCAATAAAGTCAGATTGCGCCCAGTAACATTTCCAGCGCTCGCATTGAGCGCCACAATCGATTCCAGCCTGCGCGTTTGCATCTCCGCCGTAAAAATATGCCGGGATGATGTGTCAATTAGTTGATTGAACATTCCGCAACCCTATTGCGCATAGGCAGGATCGAACATAGAACCATTGACTGCCCTGATCTGTTTTTGCTCAAACATTCGCTCCAAATGTGGCATGATTTCGTCGGCAATCCGGCGCGGGTCTTTAACATCGCCCTGAACGGTGACTTGGATCGTGGGTGAGAAAGTGTTGTGCTGCGCCAAGTTTGCATCTACAGCTTTATGAGTGCCATCTTTTGGTGAGGAAGGATTACCAGCAAAGATAAAAGGCCATTTATTACCTTGCTCATCACTTGCCGCACCACCCTGCGCATCAACGGCCGGAGTAGTTCCGCTCATAATGTCACCTATCTTGAATTGAATCGGCGTGACCTTGGGCATCGAAGATTGCTCAACCGATGCTGCGGCATCGGATCCGGCTTTTTCTGCTGGTAGATTTTCCTTACCGCCAGATTCAGGAAAGAATTTGTTTGATAAGAAATCAATCCCCAGTCCACCAAGCACCCCGCCAATAGTCGCAAGTACCGCAGAGCCAACCGGCCCGGCAACCAGTCCGGTCATAGCGCCAATTTTTGCGCCCGCGATACTGCCGCCGATTCCTCCAATGCCTGACAAAACGGATTTAATTCCTGTGGAACCTGCGGCTGCGCCGGGGAAATTAAGTTTCTCTCCGATGCCTCCGGGTATTTTCGCTCCACCGGCAGCCGTGAAAAGGCCGCGCAAGATATTGAATATTCCACTTGCTATCTTGAAAGCTCCAAGCACCGATTTAAAAATCGCGAACGCGGAAGCTAACGCTAGAATGACCTGCGTCACTCCCGGAAATTGATTAGTTAATGCGGAGATTGTGTTCCCAATCTTAATTAACCCGGTTGCCACGGTATCCGTAATCGGACGCAACGCATCGCCGATGCTACCCATCATTTCATCAAAAGCGAAACCCACTTCTCGCCATTTTTGAGCAGATGCCTCGCGCCGGTCGGCCAGATTCTTCTCAATCTTGGCTTCGCCGTCCGCCGCTTGAATTAATCTCAGGTTGCTTTCATGCAGTTTCTGGTTCTGCAGCACAGCCAGCGCCGCTTGTTTTGCTTGCCGGTCGGATATGAATTCGGACAAACCGGCAATTTCAAGGTAACCGTTCAGCATTTTCTGAGTGGCTGCGGGGTCTTGCGCATCAGCAATCTGCTTTTGCAGTTCAGCCATCCGTGCCGCTTTCGCCGGATCGGTTTGCCGCGTTGATTCTTGGATCAGTTTCAGGAAGGCGGTAATTGGATCAAGCCCACCGGCAATCGCCGCTTGCATGGACTCTGTAAGATCAATACCTTTCTTGTCAAACTTGGCCTTACTATCCTCAGACGTAATCTTACTCAGCAAATTAGCTAGATTATTCGCCGCTTCGTCTGTGCTGCCAGCCGCTTTCATTTGCGTTTGCAGCATATTGGCCAGCTCTATCGTGCCACGGTCTCCTGATAATCCGAAGCCGGTCATTTGCGGCATCAAAGCTGCAAAATGCTTGGCCATATCCTTGGCTTCAAAGCTGCCCAGATCACCGGCCACAGCGACCTTCCCAAGTGTTTTTTCCATCAGTGCCGGATCGGTGATCCCGGATTGACGAAGCGCCAGAATCATCTTTGCGACGTCTTCGGATTGCGCGTTCTGGCTGATGCTGAATCGCGCCATCGTTCTTGCCATGCTGGCGGCTTCTTCCACTGCCATACCACCGGCAACCAGCGTATTGACCGCTTGAGCCAGTTCGCTACGGTTCATACCGGTACTTTGTGCGTCTCTGCGAATACCTTGCGATAGTTCGGTTTCTTTATCGGTGCGGGCGATACTACCCTTGATGGCGATGTCACGAATAATAGATTCAAAATTCGCTGCTGCCATCGTCGGCATAACCGCTGCGCCTACGACACCGGCAATTGCTCTGCCTGATTCCTTTATATTTTCGATGCCTTCGCCAACCTTCATCCGCCCGGCAGCGCCTAATTCCAATCCTTTAACGGTTCTACCTAGCTGATCGTACTCGTGCTTCAAATCTTTCACGCTAATACCATGCTGCTTCAATACATTGATATTTTTATCGTGCTTTTCCTTGAGTTTTGCAAATGCATTGGTACCAGCAGCCTTGATTAACTCTTCGCGCAGGCGTATCGTATCCCCGACCATCGACTGAAAGCCGCGCGCTTTCTCAGCTTTCTTTTTAAAAACATCGATCTTAGATGACGCTGAATTGATCGCACTGGCAAAGCTCGCACCGACCGCGCCGCCGATGATCATCCCTAAACCAATATTGTTACCGAAGGCCATGTTAGAAAATCTCTCTATTTCAGATTGGTTCTATCAATTAACAGCTTGGATGTTTCTTGCGAGCGCGATCATCGTTACGCTGGTTTATTGCTTGCGGCCAGTTTTTTCATGGTTGCTGGATTGCTTTGAATTTTTATGCAGCTTTGCCGGGCGCGTCAAAAAGTAGTCGACAGCGTTTCAACCACTCGATAAATTCCGGCAGCTCCAATTCATCGATCTCAGACGGCGGGAAATGGTATGTTCTAGCCACCATTGCCATGCCGTTCCACAAATCGGATGGTGACGGTATTCTTTCAATTCCTATTTCAGCCTTTAACCATGCGCTGAAATGTTTCCTGGAGTCTGCCGTAATCGGCATAATCCAGTTCCTCCAGATCGGACGTTGCACAATCGGTTAATAAGCTGAATAAGCGTATTTCTTGTTCTTCATCATCCTTACCGGCCACTTTTCTTGCATTGCGGATGTCTTTCAGTTTCGGACGGCGCATCACCAGATGGTCCGTGATTACGCCATTAATTTTTATCGGGAGAGACAATTTAAGCGTTTCCGTCATTGCGACGGAATTCGAGTTTTCTTCGGTATTGTTCATTGTTCCCCTCGGTTATTGCTGACCAATTGCAGCACGCTCCGCGGCAGCTTCATCCTTGCCGTTGATCATGCAAATATTATTTAAGAAATCCAACTCGTAAATCACCTGTCCGGCAATTTCCAGCTTGTAATAGCTGGGCGCTATGTTGTACTTGGTTTCCGCTTTATCGCCGGGTTTCCAGTCGCCCATATCCACTTCTTCCAGCAGGCCCCTGAAGGTCGCCGTAACCGCAACCACCTCGCCCTTTTGGTCTTTGAATGCGCCACGGAAGTTGCCGTTGAAGGCCGTATCATCAGCCAGACCAAAGAAAATCAGTGCTTCGGTTGACATGCCGATCAATGAAAAACTGGCTTCCATTGCTTCCATTCCAACGCCGATTTTGACCGGGCCGATCATGCCGCCATTGCGTTGTTCGTCGGTCTTGCGCTTAACTTTAGGCAGCGTGATTGACGTGACCTTGCCTGCAAAACCTTTACCGTCGACGAAAAGGTTCATATTCACGAGTGCTTGTGGGATCATCGTTCTAGCTCCTATTAGTTATTGGTATCCAGCACTTCAGTGATCCATTGATTGGTCACTTCAACGCGGAATTGCGGGTTTTCGGCGGGCGGTACATCGGTGAAGCGGATATTCCAGTACACACGGCCTTGTTCCAATTGACTGGGGGTGTTGAGTTCCGGATCCGGATACACCTCGAAATTGATGATTGCACCGAGTGCTTTCAGGTCGCGCATGAAGGCTTGCAACCCTTCGGTCACGTCCTTCACGTAAGTTTTGGTGATTGAGCGGTCCACCGCCCATTTATGCCCGAACAAGATCGCGTCCATGACGATATCCAGCGTGCGCACACGCGTCACGAATCCCCACTTGGCGTCACTTGCCAGCGTGCGGTTACCCCACAGGCGGTAGCCGCCATCGCGAATTACCGTGGTGATGTGTGCGTTATTGAGCAAGTTGGCACGGCAGGTGTCGTCACCGTCCAAAAATTCAACGGGGCGCGCGGTACCGATTACGTTCAAAAATTCCTTATTTGACGGCGATGCCCAAAAGCCATATTCCTTGTCGGTTCTGGCAAACAGCCCGGCGACATAAGGAGACGCCGGGACAACCACCTCGGCGGATGCCACTTCGTCCCACACTTTCAGCGCAGGATCGACCATGTAAACCCGTTTCGAGCCGAAGTTCTCCGCGTAATCGATAGCGGCATCGTCAGTGGTGTTAGGTCCGTCCACGATTGCGATGGCCTTGAGTTTTGCCGCCAGCGTATCCATTGCGGCTGCAACCGCTTGCGTGCCGGAATGACCGGGGGCTACGATCAGGCGCGGTTGCGCGTTGAATCTGCTTTTGCCATCCAGCAGCGCTTGCAGGCCGGTGCGTGCACCACCTACCGTCACGCCGCCGATAATGGCGCTGGTGGTGGCAGCGGAATCAACGCCAACTTGCACGCCGACCGCTACGACCACGGCAGAAGATTGATCGAAAATCCCCTTGGCAGCTCTGGTGATAGGCGCGCTTGCGCCAAACTTGGCCACTGCTTCGCGATAACTTACGATCAAGACCGGCTCATTGTATGCGGCCAGTCCCGAACCAGTTGTAAAAATACCAACCAAACCGATAATGGAGCTGGAAGGAATCGAAATCGGGCGCGGTCCGGTATCAACCAGCGATACGGTCACACCATGGAAAAACGAAGTTTGTGGCATTGTGGTCTCCTAACTTTGGGATCTGACGCTACAAATAAAAAAACCCGCCGAAGCGGGTTGATCGAGAAAATTATAAATAAAACGCTTAGAACGGTTGGCCTGACAAGATTTCTGCCTTTCGTTCTTGCACATCGATCGTTACTCCTGCAGCATTGATTGCTGTCAATGTATATTCGATATCCTCTTGGATTGATGGCAGAGCCATTACGACTTCAGTCACACGGACATCTTCAAGCTGCGCCCAAAAATCGTTTATCTTTTGATCGGATGCCCGCAGTTCGCGCGCTTTTATACGCTCATTCAGTGTAAACAGCCGCATGAATGCAATTGCGCTGACTGTGGGCGGAATTACAGTCCATATGGGATCATATAGAGACCCAGCCGGATCAACAAAACGACGGTCTCCACAATCCCATACACCATTTGCATAAACCGGATTCCGGCTAACGCTAAACGTAACATCTGATTCGATATGTCTGATTTGTGGCATGGCTATTCAGGCTCCTGGTTATACTAAAGTGACGGCGCCGCCGGATACGATCACGCCCTTGCCGCCTAATATCGGACTGGATGACATATCAAACGCTTTATTGGGCAAACCACCAACCGGATTGATTTTGTAGGTGCCCGGTTTCGTCTGTACAGCCACGGCACTATTTTTAATCGCGCTATCAGCGGCCACGCCAAGTATCGCGGTATTTGCCCATTTCCCAACGCACAGATATGTTGCTGCGGTGTCATCGTAATCGTACAGAGCGATGAATGAGCGATCCCCGCCGGATATGATCGCGGGATGCTTGCCGCTTGTGGTTGGCGCTATGCCGAAAGTGGTACCCGCATTGTTTACCAATCTTCCGGAAGCCAAATCAACAACCCACATTTTAGGAGCGTCAGCGCCGGAAGTTACGCCAGACATAGATGCCGCAACGATATAACCATCCATGCAAAACGCATCAAGATAAAAATTATACTGCGTAACATTTATGGTAATGACCGTGGTCAGATAACCAGTTCCGGTTACTGGCAATTTGGTTAGCACGCATTTTGAGTCAGAGCTGCGGTGCCAAATCAGATAAAAAGCAGTTCCATCCCAGAGCACTTTAATTTTGTTGTTCGCATTACCCGCCGTGGTTGCTGAACTGAAAGGCGAACCCTGGACAGCACCGGCATTATTGAAGACCCACGCCTTTTGATCCGTTCCATTGCCCCTGCCGATTGCGAAAAACCCAGTACCGGCAACAATCTCAGGAAACGCACCAACACTGACCGAATTGATCTGGGAGATTGCCAACACCTGCACACCGGCCGACGTCCAAATTGTGTAGTGCAAACCGGTATTAGGTGTGGCTGCCGCTGCGGATATCGCAATAGCCAGGTTTCCGTTCGATAGTTGCACCATCGAATGATGCACCGTACCCGCCGTGCCTGATCTTGTCCAAATCGTTGTGGCCGTTAAAACAGCCGTCCCGGTGTTATCGAACGTAATCAGAGTAGATTGCAGTGGAGTTGCTACGTCCTGATATACCACGGCAAAACCGCCCGCAGATAACGCTACCGCGTCATAATATGACGATGAAGAGGTTGGGCATGATGCAATTTCAGTCAGCGCCTTGATCTCATTCAAATTCTGGTCATAAATCGCCAGCTTTATTTTGTATGGCGAACCGTGTGTGTTAAATAGCGCAGCAATATTACCGTTGCTTAATTTCAACAGTTTGTATTGACCGACCTCAGTTGTCGCAGGATCGATGTCAATGGTCTTGATAACGGTGCCATCTGCGGAGAACTGCAACAGCCTTGCGCCGCCTGCGCCGGATATGTAACTCGAAAGCGTCAATATGCTGCCGCTAGATAGCTGCAATACCGCAAGTCGATTGCCTGCGGATGTAGCGAACGTATTTATTGCCGTTTGAGCCACGATGCGCCCGGTCGCTAAATCGGTTTGCGGCGCGCCATATGTCATCCCACTTACCGCGGCATAATCCGCCACATCCACCGCAAACCCTTTACCGGATAAACCGCATAGATAGAGTAAATCGTTTTTATTAACGTTTTCACCCACGCCAATTTGGCTGGATTCAAATATTGATATTGGGCTTAAAGAACCACTTGATTCGAGTAGTCTCATTATTCATTTTCCTCAAAACATGTAATCCGTGCCACTACATTGGGTTCACTTGAATTAAGAACGATTCTTTCACCCGCCCCCACAATCTCCCCAGTCAGCTTGTATAAGCCATTGGCCGGAATCTGGATATCAGGTTCTATCCGCTTATTATTCGCGAAGCTAGTAGATGTAGAGACGCATATCTTTACAACTGCCGTATTTGGTCCACTGTTTACAAGATTCACACTTGATGTCCTGACCTTTCCTGCCGGTGTTGCCCCAGTATCCTGATCGGTATTAACCGGCAAAACATCATGAAAGACTTTGCCTGATGCCATTAATGTCCCCTTTGGTTAAATATTTGCAAAATAGTATCGGCGTGCACGGCTCCTGCCATCCAGGTAAGCCAGCAATTCTGCTTCGGTGAGGTATTGCGGATGCGGATCAGCTGCGGCGATATGGGAGGCCAGATCAGTATCGAATGCATATTGCGGATGCGGGTCTGCTTTGGCTTCGTGCGCAGCTACTGCATTGGCGATGGCTTGGTTGGTGGCAACCACTACACTCGGGTCAATCGTCAGGTTCACGATGGCCGTATTGCTGACGATCAGGTTCATGCGCAGCAGTATGTCCGTGCCGACGCCTTCCGCCAGAATCGGTTTCGGCGTAGCTGGAAAATTGCTGATGCCAAGCAACTTGTTACCGCCGCCGTTACCGCCAATCAGCCCCAGTTCGCGGATCGTCCAACCGCCGATAGACGGCAGAAGTATGCATTCACACTTGAGCAATCCAGGGTTCTCAGGATCGGCCGTGATACTCGTGATCGGCAGCCGGTGCACTTCGCGTACCAAAGCGGTCATCGATTGGCTTGGAATAACTGGATTGCCGTTACCGTCCCCAATCGCTATGTGAGTAATCGGGACAGTCAGTCCGGACACTTCCGCGTTAGCCCATTCCGCTAAACCGGTATTGGTTAGAAATCCATAGTAAGTTTGCGTCATCGGTAAATCCGTCATTCAGGTGGGTAAACTGTCATTGTTTGTGTAAAAGTAACGCTGATCGCAGAATAAGCATTGACATCCGGGGATACCAGTTCCGTAATCTGGTACGGGTAAATTTCAATGATTTGCCCATAAAGACATCTGATCGCCGCATAAGCATTCAGTTGAACGCGGCCAATTAAACGTAATTCATAGTGACTGTGCACCGGTTTTGTTACATCGATTTGCCGTTTGATTGCGGCTACCGTTTCCGGATTTATGCCGCGATTACCTATTTCCACATCAGCCTGGAACGTATGCGGCGTACCTTGGGGATCCTTCTGCCACCACTCGATTATTTTTGTTTCGTTTTCAAAATTGGAAAGCGCTTTCTTGACTGCCCCAATCGTGCCTTTTTTTCGATGAATATCGATACTTGACGCAATCACCCTGCGTTGCGTGGCTTCATCCCATGCGCTGTCCCAATCGTCGACCGACAGCGCCCAGGCGAGCCACGGTAGCAACTCGGCCGGGCAATGTTTCGCGCTCCACAATGTTGCGATGACATCCGGTGAAACGTTGAATTCCGCAGCCGTTGCGATGGCCGCTTCCAGTTCTGTCTGGTTTTGCGGCAGTAAATGATTAGGCATCTTCTGCTACTTCCAGCGTGATATCGATACCGGTGCAATGCGACGCTTGCCGCGCGCCGATGGCTACATCAGCAACAGGGCTTGTCATGATTACCTTTTTCACGCCACCCGGCTGATGCAACGCGGCATACAATCCTGACAACGTTATATCCCAGCCGAACTTGGCATGCCCGGTAACATACGCCTGCACAGCAGCTTGCGCGGCCGCCATAATGGGTTCCGGCGCCGGGCCTGCGTACACATGCAGCGTTGCCTCGACCGCAAACGGGATGATTTCAGCCGCTTCCACAATCACTTCATCAGTTAGCGGCCGGCGCATATCCGCAGACAAATATGCATTCACCGTATCAAGCAATCCGGCATCCGGTTCGCCATCGCCCGCGGTTGATAGTACGGTGACCCGCACTTGCCCGGGTGTTGGGCTATCGATCGCAACATCCTTGACCAGATTGGATGCAGACAGCGTGTGAAAAATATAGCTGCCGCTGCTTCCTGCGACCGTCTCCCCTTCGAGCGCCATTTGCGCGCGCAGGCGCAACCGATCATCCGATTCAACCGTATTGTCATCTGAAAGCCGGGTGACACCGAGCAAAGCAGTCAAGTTTTCCAGGTCGCCGCCGGTGGCGTAAGCCAGCATGCAGGCCTGCGCGGCATCATTAACGCGCGCCCGGATCAATGCTTCGCGGTAGGCAGCTAGTTCCAGCAGCTTTACCACCGGATCGGATTCCAGTGCGGCAGTCCAATTCGGATACAGCGCCTTGAATGCAGCTAGAATTTCTTGATAGATAACCTCGAAAGCCAGCACTTCAACCACATCCGGCGGTGGAATTTTCGTCAGATCGATTGTGCTCACGCGGTCACCTCGAGCAGCACGCTATCGCCCTGATAGTCACCATAAATCACCATGTTCACCCGCCCATCGATAACCGATTGCACATTGACGCGCGAGAGCTTCAGGCGCGGTTCCCAGCGTCCGATTGAACGCGCTATTTCCGCTTGCACCGCCGATATCCACCCCTTATTCACCGGCAAATCCACCATGCGCGGCAAGTGCGAACCATATTCAGGACGCATTACGCGGCTACCGACCGGCGTAGTCAGAATATCGGTTATCGATTGCTTAAGATGTTCGTACCCTGACAGCGGTTGACCGGTGGTTCTGTTCAACCCGGTTAACGATTGCATTTTTAGGCACGTTCAAAATCGGGATGCTTATCCAGGTGTTCGATCAATGCCGGGTCGCTGGCTTCGATAGTTGATTTTTCCACCGCGAAAGCGCGGCCATCATTCAGTACGACGGTTCTGCTTTTGAAAGCTTTGTCTTTGAAAATAACCGGTGTTACCGAAGCTTCTGCTTTGTCTATTTTTGCCATGCGCAATCTCCAAATAAAAAAACCCGCCGAAGCGGGTTATACGATTTATCCTGCAAACACATTACCGCTGCCAGTGGCGACGGTTGAACCGCACACAATCGGATCACCGACGCGCCCTATTGGCTGTCCGTTACAAAATACCGTGCTGCTGCCCGTTTGCAGAACCGAGTCATGACATTCCGGAATTGACGGGCAGCAATGCGTTAACCAACCATCACTTTGCCGGTGCGCCGGAATACCGTTGATAAACACATCGGGGCTGGCGGCATTATTCGCGCGCGGCGGCCAGCAACCGTGACCGGTGCATAGGTCACCGAGTCTCGTTACAGCTGGCATCTTTCGTTAAAATCCGTTAATTCAGATCGATTCGAGGCGCATTGACGGTCACGCCTTCGTTGGTCATGGTCAAAGTGGATGCTCCCACGCGGATAATGAAGCTGAAACCCGCGGGCAGCTCCCATAAAACTGTTTTGTCGTTGCTGCTGGGCGCTGCATGTTGGGTGGTATAAAACCCCGGTAGCACGCCCGCTTGTTCCGGCCGGCCGGATGGCGACAGGATCATGGCTTGTTCACCAATTGATGGCGGGCGCCAGTGGCGCACTTCACCGGCAGACAATGACATCCACGGTAACCAGGCTGAAACCCAATCACCGGAGCGCACGCGCACGCATGCATTGTCGTGATCGACATCCTCAATGGTGCCGAACATCAGCATGCTGGATACAAGCCGGTCGGTTTCGGATTGCGAAAAGTCGTTCATGGCACTTCCGGATCGGTACCGGCTTCCCAATAAAGCTCTTCCTTGCCGGTTCCGGTATCCGGATAGAGTCCCAGCATCATGGTTAATCCGGTTTCGTCCGGATATGGCCAAACCGATTCACCCAGGTGGAATTCATGCGTCCATTCGACCATCCAAACCAGATAACCATCCAGTTCTGGTTTGAATGCATCTTCACCAACTTGCAGCAGTTCTGAAACACTGATTTCCAGGCCCCATGTTTCATGCGTAATGGCCATTGCAATCCGTGCAGCGAGTTCGCGCACTTGCATGTAGGCATCCGCTAGATTCGGATCGATCACCGCACGCGCTTGGAAGTGCCCGATCAATGCCGTTTCACCGGTTCCCGGATCGGTACCGGCGTCTATTTCGGATAGCTCCACCAGCACCGCAGGAATGTTGATCCTGCGCTGAATGGCCGGATAGGCCTCTACCGTCGCCATGCCGGTCAGCTTGGTTTGCAATCCGGCAACGATGGCGGTGTGCAATTGAGCAAGGTTTTCGATCATGATTTAGCGTGCACTGCCGATGGCTTTTTGGATTTCGTAATTCACTTCTTGCTTGAGTATGGTTAAAAGCCGCTGTTCGGCAAGCGTTGCGACAGAGCGGAATGCCGATTCTCCTGCATCTGCCCAATCGTATTTCACCCGCTCGTAGGGAAGACGCGCTTTACCTGTCCGCCGGTACACTGGGCCATCCGGCGCAACCCTCTTCATCACCCAGGCACTCTGAAAACGGAACCTGCCAGCGGTTATCCCCGTTCTGGTTTGCCTTGGATAGCCAAGCCTTTCGGCCTCAACAGCATTCAATCCCAACCAGACTTTGCCGGTATCGTAGGATTTCAGAAAGAAATAAATCCTGCTACGCAGCACCTTTTGCGGAATTTTTGAATTCTTCGATACGGCTTTGGCAACTTGCCCTTTTATCCACACATGGGTTTTTCTTAACGATCTGCGCCATGCGTTTTGCATTGCTTTAGGGCTAAGTTGCCGCAGTATCCTGAGTGCCTCGTAGACATCAATCTCAACCCTTAATGTCTCGCTCACGCCGATGGCCTCAGAATCAATGCAGTAACCCCGGAACCATCCGGTTCTATGTTGACGATTTCATAGTTGTCACCATTCGCTACAACCGGATCGCCTTTTTCAACACCCAGCGCATCCGAATCACGCACAACCACCTGCGGTTCAACGATGCCAGTGTTTAACCGTCCGATTTGCGGTTGCAGCCATGGCGCGGAAAACATTCCGTTGACCGGTAAGCCGTTGATGGTTACATCGTCGGTCAACGTGTCGAAGATGGCCGAATCCATATCGGCTATCAGATCGCGGAATGCGTTCATTGATTAAGCAACCTTATCTTCATCCTGCCCGTCAGGATTTCCATCACCTTCTGAACCATCACCGCTAGAATCCGGTTTCTTGCTCTTGGCAGGTTCCGGTTCCGGCAGTTTAGCCAAACCACGTTCAATCAAGGATTCGGCGTCTGGTTTCGGTAAATCAAGTTCTGATCCCGGCGGGAACGATTCACGGTTTTTGCCGATTATGGTAACTTCCGCAATTATTTTCATGATTGGTTTCCTCTCTCGTTAAACAATTAGCGGACGGTCACTGCAATGCTGGCGTTAGGACGGCGCGGGATAAGCAGCGGCGCGGATTGGGTCATGATGAATTCCGCTGCTGGATCATCGCTAATCCAATTTTTCGGGAACATTTCCAACGCCTGATAACCTGCAACCGGATCCAGTATTGCGCCGAATGCCCGCACGCCGTCAATTGCCGCACTTCCTGCAATTACGGTGTTATCGGGCAAGTAATAGACTTTGTTCCCGGTCTCATCGCGGTAGTAGCCGCTGTAAACCCATATTTCGATGTCGCCACCGATAGTACCTTTGTAGCTGAACTGGCGGCCATTGTCCGGGCCTGTCTCCAATTCGCTGCGTGAATTTCTGCGTCCATCCAGCTTGTCTTTCACTTCATCGTTCTTGACGAAATTCCGGTATGCTTTACGATCCATTACCAATGTATTGATAGGCGCTTCGGATTGTGCAGCCCAGGCTTCGATGTCATCGATTGGTGTAGCGGTTGCTTCGCCCCAGCGAGCACCCAGTGTCAGCACAATGGTATTGCCCGATGCACGTTCGTAGTCGACCTCGACGGTCGGATAGTCTTCGCCGGAAACTGTTATTTTTCCTTGCAGCAGCACTTGTGCCGCCATGTGTTCCAGACGCCGTCTGATTTTCCGGCGTTGCTCAAGCAAAATATCCGCAACGATTGCATTGCGGCGTTGTTCCGGTGTCATTTTGCCGCCGAGTTCTTCACCGGCACGGCGAATCAGCACGCGTTCAGGATCGACAAAATTCTTAGGTTTCAGGTATGCTGGGGTAAATTTTTTCTGTACTTGCCCCTTGGTTTTCATCACCTTCCCGGCCACCATCGGAGATACATAGGGAGCCAATCTTCCATCATCGTCCACCTTATCGAAGCTGATCGAAGATGTGTCAAAAGTTACAACGTTCGGAAAAAACAAATCCAGAAGAAATGTATCATCAGAATCCAGGCTATTGATGACACCCAGCAGCGTGTCAGTATCGTAAGTAACAGTCATCTATGTTTCTCCAATTAACGTATTGAGATAGCAGCGCGATCAAAGGCCGCCAATTTCTTGGCGGTACTGTCAAACCCGGCGTGCCACACCAGCGCATCCGCAAAAAAGCATCCGGCTTTGTAGAACTGCACGGTTTTGTCGCCCGATGCGGCGTTTGTGGCATGGACCAGTATCCCTATCGGAGTTTGCGATCCATCGCTCGCTCCCGGATTGCATAGCGTCAGCTTTTTGTTGGCGTCGATACGACCCAGCACCGCACGGTCGGCAAGATTTTGTCCGGATATCAGTGTGCCGGATTCCGTTGCTATTTCAGGCGTTGAACCGGCAATGTAATTACCGGGAGTGTATGTTTCAGTCGTTTTACCTGCTATTGGCATGATGTCCTCCTATTTTTTGCCGGTTGCTAGTTTGTAATCGCTAAGAATTGCCTGTGCTTTCACTTGGGATCGTCCCGGCCCTTGATCCGGTGTTCCTTTATCGCCGCCGGTCGGTTCCTTGTTGTTGATGATCACTTCACCTTCGCTTTCAGCAACCATTAGATTAAATAGGCGAGTACGAGCCGCTTCAGTGGATAAGCCAGCTATCACGTAACCAGAAGCTAATTCCGGCAGTTTCGCTGTGATGCACAGGTTTTTAATGTCGCTGATGCGCTTTGCCTCTGCCGTCACGTCCGCTTCATCGTTCAGGGATACATTCTTGAGTAAGTGCTTGGCAATTTCAGGCATTCCAGCAGTCACGCAGGCGTCAACCAAAACTGCTGCCGATCTGGCTGTGATGTCGGGCTGATCCGGCGCTGGTGCTGCCGGTGTTTCCGAAGTTTCTTCTGTTTGTGGTGTTTCCTGTCCGGTACCGGATTGTTCCGTTTCCTCGGTTTCTTCAGGTTTTTCCTCAGCCTGGCTGGGTGTGCTGGCTGCTTCCAATATCGCTTTGGGTGTATGTTTGAATCGCGCCAAGATGCCCGTCGAACCTGCACAAGCTTGTAATGATGCTTTTTCACCAATCGTATCGGCAAATCCCAAAGCAAAGGCTTCCTCGGCAGTCAGCCAGGTTTCGTCATCAAGCATCCGCACCAGTTCAGCATCATCCAGCGATGGAGCCTTGCGGCGATAGGATGCAAGAATCCCGTCCCGCGCCTTGTCCACCATGTCGGCCGTCTTACGCAGCTCTTCGGCAGTGCCATAGACAAAGGTCGAAGGGTTGTGAATCATCATCATGGCGTTACTGGCCATAACAACCTGACTAGCACCGCAAGCGATAACGCTGGCGGACGAAGCGGCCACCCCATCAATGCGGGCGGTGCAGCGGTCACCGAGCCGCACTAGCGCGTTGTAGATAGCAAATCCATCGAATAAATCTCCGCCGGGACTGTTAATCGAGACTACTACTGCTGAATTTCCATCATCAGCTGCTTTCAGATCACGCACAAAATTGCTGGCAGTAATGCCCCACAAACCGATTTCGTCATAAATAAACACTTCGATTGCGGAATCCGTTCCATCAGCTTTGGCTTTTATGCTGTACCACGTTCTGTTTTGACCGGAAGCGATCTTGTTATTGATGGGAGTCGTCATGGTTTATTTTCCTCTCCTTGATAAGTAGGTTCTCCGGCGTTATCGCGGCTACGCGCATCGGAGTCATAGGACAAGCCGAGCTGATCGGAGCGTTCGTTATCCGCTTCGTTTTCCGCATCGATGGTTTCCGTGTCATACCCCTGCGAAAGAGCAACTTCAGTACGAGATTTGAATCCGGCGCGCACTTCCATTCGCTTGGTTTGAACGTCTTGCAGCGGGTGGATATAAGCCCATCCTTGCGGAATCCAGCGGGCACGCAAGTATTCACGCCGATTCTTGTTGTAATCCGGTAATTGGATCGCTCCAGACAACACGGCCAGATCAAGCCAGGCAGCCCACACCGGGCGGCAAAGCTGGTGAACGTAGACGCCAAATTGCCGCTGTTCGATGCGGCGGCGGAATTCATTGAGTACAACCCGGATGACGCGATCATTGACGCCGCGCAGATCGCCGGTCAGTAACTCGTAAGGTAATCCGGCCCCTGCGGCCGCTGCCTGGAGTTGCTGCCGCATGAAATCCGGATAGGTATTTCCGGCATCGGGCGGATCGGAGAAATTTACTTCCTCACCCGGCAGCAATTCCTGCATGGTTCCGGGTTCGAGTCCAACCATCGGCGTAAAACCATCCTGATCTGTCTCGACTACTTGCCCTGTCACCGGATCAATTACCGGGTCTTCGGGGGCAGGTTTCGTGATGAATCCGGCGAATAAATTTGAAACTTCCTGCCGGAACAATACCGCATCGTCAAATTCATCCAGCGCGGTCAACTTGGCAAGTATCGGTGCCAATACAGGCACGCCGCGTATCTGACCTGGGCGAAGCGGCTCAAATATATGCAGCACTTGATTTGCAGGAACACGAACGGGAATGTTACTTGCCGCGGCGGGCATTATCCGTCCATCACCAGGATGATTTGGGTACATCCAGTAAGCAATCCGCTGGCCGATTGCATTAAATTCGATACCGGCCATAATCCGGTTGCCATTTTTCAGTAGCTCGTTTTTGTCATGCGGAACAAACTCTGATTCTATGACTTGCAGCTGCATCGGGACTGTCAGCCCGTCCTCTGGCCGCCGGATACGGATCCTGACGAAGCATTCACTAGCTTCGTAAGTTCCTCTGCATGACAGCGCTTGCAATCCATAAATATCGGTCAGATTGTCTGCGTCGGCTTCCTCTCCCCAATCTCCCCATAATTGCTGTAAGGCAATGCGGATTTCTTTTTGCTTATGTTTCGGCTTTGGCACAATCCCGGTACCGATGGTATTGGATACCAGCCTATCTATTGCCGAAAATGCATACGGGTTATTCCGGACGGCCGCGTGCGAACGTCGGCGGAGAATGTTTAATCCGGTAATTGATGCTGCGGTAGGCCCGCTATCGGGGGCATTGATCGACCTTGATCTTCTCCCGGATCCGGCGGCGTCATAGCTGTTCTTTAAGCGTGATGGCAGAACAAACCCGCGCCTTGCGAGACTTGGATAATCGCTTCTGACCATCAGTACCCTTTGCCGGCATGATAAATACGTACAGTTCTGGCGCGGCGCGGATTTTGTGCTTTGGTTAATTCGGCAACCATTGCATTTCTTGCTTTTATGAGCTCATCCACGGAACGATATTCCACCATCCGATCGGCAAACTTTACGATATGCTCGCCTTTGGCAATCGCATGGTTGATTTTGTCTATATCGCTTTGTGTTATGGCCATTTTTCTTATCTACGCCTTAAGTAACCCGATTGCATTGTCCGCCGCATCCGTGTTGCAGGCCTTCGCGTTTCCGATATTTTTACCGAAGGTGAAGAAGGCTGCGGAGATGGCGGCAATTGCGCTGAAGTTGCAGTCTTTGTTTCTTCCGGTTGAGATTGCTCGACATTCATCGAATCTATTAAGCGGCGCACAAGTACCATCCGGCGTTCGATTTTCAATCCGTGCAAAGCGGTATAGGCATACACCCGGCAGTCAAACCCTTCGTTACGCGCTCCGGATGGTTTTTCCCAAGACCTTACTTCATTACCGCGTTTGTCTATTTTGGTGACCCGCTTCTCGACCGTAGCCTGGGAAAACCAGTTTTCGTCATAGGCCGACGAGAAATGACAGTATCCCGGCTTGCCTTCAGCAACTTTCCAGCGGGCGTAAATCGTATCCTTGGCCGTGTCTACCCCGATCATCCGCACTACATGACCGCGATATTTCTTGGATTTAGATTGCCTTCTTGGCCAGATCGGACGCGGGCCGAATTGCCCTTTTATGGCCCAGATATTCCGTGCTGCGCGCGGCGTGCAGAATTCATACACTTCCTGAACATGATGACCACCGGAATCGATACAACCAGCCGCAACGCGCAGCACCCGGCCATCTTCTGTTTTAAAGCGCGCTGTAATCAGCAGTTCATCCAATTTCTTCCAGATTTCGACCTCTGCCGGGTTTCCGGGAAGCACAACCGGCTCAATACCCCATGACTCCTCACCTGCGCCCCAGGCGACAAACTCGATTTCGATGCGGTCTTTCTGAACGTCGGCTCCGAATGTCGCTGTCAATGCACCGGATGGCAAGGTGTCGGCGTCATAATTTTCACGCCTCTTCGCCAGTTCATCGGCATCCGCGAGTTCACCGCTTTCCTCGTAGGGCTCGCCCATCGAGGTATTCCACCAGGTCTTTTCTTCCTGCGGATTTCCTTTTGCGGCGTAAAAATCGGTTGCAACATCCGCGAAAGATCGCCAAGGCGAATACAATTCATTGATATGAAAACCCGGCAATCTGCTTTCCTGGTTTTCTTTGATCCATTCTCCAGCTTCCAGCATTTCAGGCTTATGGAAGTCTTCTATCAAGCCACTGCAAGATGGGCAGAAAAGTTTTGCCGTTAGCGGATCATCATCGATGATCGAGAGGTTTTCCCATTTAAAAACGTGTGAATGATCGCAATGCGGGCATGGCATGTAATAGCGCCGCTGATCGCTGCGCTTCCAGGCACGCTCGATACGGCTCTTGCCTTTGATTGTCGGTGTTGAAAAAAGACCTATGCGCTTGCGGGAGCGATAGGTGATGGTCCTTTTTCTTGCCAGATTTACCGGATCGCCTTCGGTACCGGCTGATGCCGGGTATCTGTCTACTTCGTCGCACAAAACGATGCGGATCGGTCTGCTGGCCAGAGCTGCCGGTGCATTGGCACCGATCATCGTGACATGCCCACCGGGAAAATTCTTTTTCTGGATGGTGTTGCCGGTATCACGGCTTTTGGCATCCTTGACCTTGTCACGCAGTACCGGCGTGTCGCGAATCATTGGCGCCAGTCGATCCTTCGAGAAGGTTTCACCCATCTCTACGGTCGGTTGCACCACTAGAATGGGTGCCGGATCGACATCGATGTGATATCCGATGATGGATTTGAATATCAGCGTCTTGCCGATCTGAGCGGACGACATGACGGTGATTTCTTCTGCACCTTCTTCATGGAATGCATCCATGATGCCGCGCTGATAGGGTGCGCGTGCTGAGGTATATTTTCCCGGTTCCGCGCTATCTTCAGGAGATAGATAAAGCCTTTGATCAGCCCATTGACTGATCGTTATCGCTGGCGGCGGTGCCGCTATCGCCGCTACCCGGGACAAGGCTTGCTTCAGCGTCTTCGTCATCATCGGGCTTCCAGTTGGAAAGCTCGGCCAATGCTTCATAAACCATGTCGGTCAGAATTCGCTCTACTTCCCTTTCTTTCTTGTTCAATACAACCGGCGAAGCGCGCGGCGGCAAAGTCAGCATCTTGGCGCGAAATGCACCTACCAATGCCGACCAGCCGCGCTCGGCACCAGCCAGCGATACCAGTTCGCCTTTCAATTTCGCGGTTTCAATTTCGGTCTTTTCTGCCTGTGCCCTGGTCAGGCGCGTTTTTTCGGATGCTAGATCTCCGGCTTCGCCGTTCAGCATCCCTTTGATGTGCTTTATGTACCCGACTACGCACGGGACAATTTCGTATTGCCCTCGGTCTTTCGGCTTCGGAATGATCCCCTCGTTGGCAAGCTGCTGGACGCGACGGGGCGTCATATCCAGCAGTTTGGCTATGGTGTCGACGGATGCAGTACTCATGGGGATGAAACGAAACGAAACCTAGGGAAAATTCTGGAACTAGCGAAATATCGCGGGTACGCCACCCCGCACCCTGTCAAAAGCCCCAGGGTCCCCGGCGAATATTCTTTACATCAGAGCCAATTGATTCCACATAGCTCTGGACAACACCGCACAATCCCTTAGAGTCCAAGCCATAGCCTGTTTGATCCGCAGCTTTAGTGGGCTTCTGCACAAAACAAAACACCCCGCTGGCCATAAGCCAAAGCGAGGTGCTTAAAAAAACAAAAAAGCCCACCGCATTTCTGGGGCGAGCCTTTGACAGTATCAATTAAGCTTTATTTTGTGGGACTAAATTTCCCAAATGTCAATTATTGATAGTTAATCCAAAAAATACTTTGCAATTAACATTAAATATAACCACAATACTAACTGGGTAATCTAATATCAAGTCAATTCGAATTTTAAGGGGAGATTTATAAATGGAAAATCCAGGAAATAAAGCTAAAGAGATGGAGACAAATGGAACTAAAGGCGGCGGCAGCCTACCAGATCCAAAAATTGATTGGTTTCATAAAGGAATGATCTTATTCGTTGGGATTGTTGTTTGCGTTTTATTTTATAAAATTGTAGATAGCCCCACACTTCTGGACAAGCTAACAGATCCCGCTATCGCAAGAGGTTTAATAACTTTCTCGATAACTGTAGCTACAATAGCTCTTGCTTTTACTCTTGTTTATCAAGCTTTTTATGCAGTAGAGTCATCCGACGATCGTTTCCGTAGAGGTCGGGAAGTTTTTACTGGACTTATGGGGATTTTAGGAACGGTTGTAGGTTTTTACTTTGGTTCAGCTGAGCAGTCGACAACTAAATTAGAAATTACTGAAATTAAAATTGAGAACCAAACACTACGTACTCATGTTATAGGTGGAACCCCACCATTTAAATATTCGATTTTAAGCGACGACAAAAGTCTTGAGATCAAGAATAAACCATCGGACGATGGATGGATTGATGAGAAATTAGCTAAAGTTCCAAATGAAGGAAAAATTACTGTAGAAGTTACTGACATCAAAAACAAAAAAGCTACCAGAGACTATAAATTAGAAAAACCTAACCTTCCCCCAGCTGGAAATCAAAATGAAGTGAAATAGCGTTCAAGCTGAGTCACATCAGTAATTTTACCCCGCGCAAGCGGGGGTATTTCTTTCAGTGCAGTAATCCACCATTAGACATTTCAGATAACTTCACCATCCCTTTTGCTGTGATGCGCGCCTTAGTATCAACCCATTTCGTCAAGCCACCAACAACAACTTTTTATCCACAAAAACACTGTCGAGATTGATCATGGCGATTCTTTCAAGCTTTCGGAATTTAATCTTAATATCTGCCAATTGCCTATAGGTCGTACTCTTACTTAAAAAATATCTTTTACATAGCGTTTCCATGTCCATCTTACCACCGCATACCGCCATCTCCACGACATCAATACCAGACAACACCGCAGCGGCTTCATCGTCTAGCTCGTGCGGTTGTTTCAGCGTCCCGTCTTCTCGATAGAGTTTTCTAAAATCAAAGAATGCAATTCTTGCCAACTCCAACAACACGCGATCCTGAGTAATTTGAGTCCTCTCTTGACGTTCTTTCATTAACCTCCGAATTTCTGACGCAATCTCAGGTTTCTTCAGGTTTTCCTGAGCGATGGAATACGCCTTTCTTTCGCTGTACTCCGCCCTGATAGCAGCTTGCATTGCGTTCAAATCTACGAGGTATTCTTCACAGAATCTTCTTTGTTTTGGTGTCATTTTAAAAAGCAAAAAAGCCCGGAGGTTTTAACCTGCGAGCTTTTTGGACGCAATTACTTCGAGAATGGGAAAAATATACATGGTTTGTAAAAAAGATTCAAGCTATGATTCATATTCAAATATAACGAATCTGAACTCAAACCATGATTAATTTCAAAAGAATTATCCGATCAGATCAACCGCCAGCAACAACTCCAGAATCACTCAAGATTATTTATGCCGAGGTCACGCACGTAATCCATATTTACTACGAGTGGAGACACAAAGTAATCACATGGTATATCTCCGCAGGCGGCGCTGTTGTTGTCTCAGCCCAATGGATTCTCGAACATCCTGAATACCGAGATCGTCTGTGGATCATCCTCCTTTTTTTCGCTATAGTCTCATTGGTTCTCCTTCAGATGGAGAAGGTCAATACTAGCGCTTTAATACAAAATTATGAACTCGCGGTAGCTCTTGAAAAAAAAATAAGCAAATCACAATATTTTTCTGTTTACAAAACAGCCCTTGATCGGTACAAAGTTTTTAAAGATTCAAAATTTACTCTTGATTGCTACGCTGCTATTCTATTTTGGGTATATCTAGGTAGCGCAATCGTTTCTTTAGTTTTTGCTTTTTGTTTATATCCAACTGGCACCAAATCACCTCCCTCTCCCGATAATAAATGCTTTTGTTACACAGAAATTTCGGAAAAAATGTGTCGTTAACAAAGTGCATTAACACTATGACGGCATGCCTGATTTAAGCTTCAAGCCCTCACCAGGCATCTATTTATTTAAGATCGGCTATTTATTCCCCGCCGTACTGGCTGATCTGAAGTTCACTTGTAACGCTTCCATGTAAATCTTCTCCAACGCCTTATCCGCTGCTATGAGCGCTTCCCGCATCGCAATAAATTCATCCCAAGGTGCAGAAACGTCGTGGCCGTCTGCACGCATTTCATTGAGCAGGTGCATCAGGGGAGAAATGAATGCCTTGGTATTCGCCAGCATGGAGATATTTAATCTGGCCGGATATTTGCCATCGGCTGAGACGAAGCCGGATTGTTCGAGTAGTTTTCGCGGGTAGTTGTAGCGTTTGGGTGGTTCTTCCGGTTGCAGCGGAAGTGATTTTTGTTTTGGTTTTGGCTGTGACAAAAACACTTGGATTACTTTTAAATGGAATGCTGCGCTGATCCATGCAGCGTACGCAATTACCAGCTCGCGGCAGACGTAGGTGCCGCCGAATTTACCTCGTATTACTTTGACCGGATCGTAATTCCGCGAATCTGCGGATTTAGAAATTTCCTCAATCAGCTCCTGAGTATTGGCATTGCGCATGAATTGATTTGGTTCATGCTTTGCTTCACTGCCAGCGGCTTTGTGTAAATCGTTAAGGGAATACAGGCCGTCGAGTTGACGTATTTTGGTCGTAAGAATGGTTAATTCTGTCATGATGTGCGATCTCCAGTTCGTTAAACGAACCGCCTGCCACGAGTCCAAGCGTGGTGGGCGGAACTGAACAGGTTGGACTACCGGGATCGCACCGGCGAGCCTTGCGGCTCCCTGTCCAGCCCGCCCATAGAGAGCAATACCGGACAATAAAAAAGCCGCATAACCAAAGGTTGCGGCTCATTACCGCGATCATCCAGGAGTCCAATCCTGACCACGTTTTTTCCGTGGTGAAGAAAGGATAAGCCCGATCAAGCGCGGTTGTCAAATTCATGATATTGGGCGGCTTCCCCAATGTTGGATAGAATGAGAGTTCGACCAACTCATCCCCAACAAAGGAGAAACCATGAACGATGAAATAGTTTTCGGCATACCGCTCGACTCGCCACTCTCAATCAACTACGACGAAGTCGCAGGGACGGTTTCCGTAACAACATCGGCGGTATTTTCAGACAAATCCCAGAAGAGGGTTGGTTGCGTATTGACTGCGGCAGCAGCAATAGAACATCTTCAGGCTCTTCAGCAGATCGAAACTCGGTCGCAAAAACCGCCCTCAGCGCATACCAAGCCACAAACGAAGCAATGAATTTAATTATTTTCATTCAAATCTCCAAGTGATGGTGGTTGTCAAACACATAACGTTAATAAAAGTATGGAATTAAATAGTCCATAGTGCTAATCTTAATAACCGTTTCGCATCAAGGAGTACTGATCACCTCAAACGTCAGGCCAACCGGGGCGGGTCTCTCGCTTAACATTCTATATGCCTCATCATCACAATAACGACTAATGGAGAAAGCTATGTCAACTTATAAATACGCTGCGATTGATCCAATGTCACTATTTTTGTCTGATCGTGCATACTTAATTTGGGTGGAATTACACCACCCACATGAACCTGCCCTATCCAAAGTTGCTGAGGTCGTCAAGACACTAAGCCCAGAGGAAAAAAAGTTTGCACTCGCACAAGCCAAGAAATTGGCTGCATATAGTAAGGCAGTGTCAGAAAGTTTGAGCAAGTAGCAACTTAGTAAACTTGTAATTTTTTCTGGAGCGCGCCCGGCTCCTAAACCGGGCGCAATCGACTGAATTAATTTCATACACAATAATTCTCTGAGAGCACCACCCCATCCCGCTCAAACTCCGGCGTCAAGGTATCAACCGCCCGGCTTTCAAGCGCTACCAATCTCTCACCTACCCGCTTTGAAGCATGATGGTACGTGCTGTGCGACAAACCGAACTGTTCCGCCATTTCCCTGAACGTAATGCCCCCGGCTTGTTTCTTGTTCACCGCCCCCACTGCCTTGGCGATCAGAATATCCACCGCCAGCGGGTTAAAATTAGGGAATGACGGCGCCATCCAGTTACCGAGATTCATGATTGCTTCTTGGCGCTCGCGCGAGAACATGAACCGCTTTTTTCCATCGATCATCGCAATTTCATTGACCCCGTATCGCGCCTGGATAGCCCATGCTTCCGGGCCTGGAAGCCTGTCACGGACTATTGCGCGGATCATGGCGCACTGGCCGCGGATTTCGAGGGGTGACAATCCGCTGAAATCCACGGTTGAAGGTTCACCTTCATCCCATATCCCCAGTTCTTTCATGATGGCGCGGATTGCCTTGGACATGATGTTTTCGACGGAAACCTCATACGCCTGGATCATATAAGCGAAATGCAATGCCTGCGAAGTTGAGCGAAACATAGCCTGATTCATGCGGTTTCCTTGTAGTCTCTGCATCTGCGCCCATGGTTGCGGCGTCTGCCGTTTTCGTCGGACTTGGTGCAAACCGTTATATCCGCGCCGAAAGCGCGTTCGGTATGCTGGTGAATGCACCCTCTGCATGTTCTGGATTCCCTGGCGATCAATATTTTCAAAGGATCTCGGAATATCAGATTGAATGGAATGTCACGATCCATCATGCCGGTATCAACTCCAGTTCACGCACGATCACGACAACGCCCGGTACATCGGCAAATCGTTTTTTCTTGGCAACTTGAACTACTTGGACATCGTCATCCCATACAACGCCATTCATTCCGTCACATACCGATTTTTCCAAGTTATCGACATCCGGTTTTTTCGTAGCACCGACAAGGCCTTTAATAGCCAGAGCTTTCTTTTTAACCGGCCATGATTTCGGTATAGGCAGCCTGATATCCAGCTCCAAGAATACAGCTCCGGAAATCAATTTCTTACCGATCATTACCGATTGAGCCGATAGCGCGACAAGATTTTCGTATTGAACCGTTTTGGGATCGCTGTGATGAATAATGATCGGCCTGCCGCCCTTACCGATAACTGGCTTTCCATCGCGCATGAGCGGTGCACTTCTATGCCGCCCCTTTCCAACCGGTAGACCCGGAACCACAAACTGAACTTCATTCATTTCTTGTTTTTCCATTCCGTTTTTACCATTTGCAAAACCGCATCAGCAAATGCATCGCCGTATAACCTGCGCCATGTCTCGATGCACTTGACGCAGTACTCCTGGGTGATCGACCGGTTAATCCAATCAACGGCCTCATCCAAAGTTGGCTGCCGGTACTTTTCCAGTCCATCACCCACCCTCGCATTCCGCTTTGTTGATCACTTTCCTGTTCAGGATTTCATGAATCTCCGCAAACCGCTTCTTGGCTTCTTCGATGGATACGGTCGTTTTCCCGGGTGCAGGCAGTGCTTTGATGCGAGGCGGAATCTCCGGTGAAAGATCGCCGTTCCTGATTTCCTCGGTTGCCTTATCCAGAGCAGCTTTCCATCGTCCTTTGATCGATTGATAGGGATAGTTCGTCAGATCGTTCCCGAGTTTTACCGCAGCCCAGTAAAGCGCCGGATTGGCCCAGCGATCTTTGCCTGTTTTTCGTAGCGTCATCTGTTCGGCCGCTTCGTCGAATGCAAGCTCGTAATCCAGCGTAGGGCGGCAGGCTTTCATGAATTCATCGACGGATGGCGGGAAGCCGTACCGGGTTTGCAACCCCCGGGTTATTTCCTCCGGCGTGTAACCTGCCAGATCATCAGCCCACACCTTTTTCGCGTTCAAAATTCCTTCGTCGATACCGCCCGCACCGATTCTCCCGGTCTGCCATTTTGCGGCAAACGCATTGCCGAAACGCCCGTGAAACCGGTCAAAAATCTTGTTAATCCACGATTCCGGCAACCGGTTTATCGGAGTCACATTCGACAAACTCCGCCGTTCCTTCGATTTCTCGTTCATGTCCTTTTTCCTCATCCCTGTGCGCAAAAAGCGATCTTCCCGCTTCCATCATGAGCTGCTGATTGCCTCCGCTGCCCTTGGGCGGTGCACGCGATCGTTTCATGGCGTCAGCCTTGATCTGCGCAGCCTGCAGCAACCATTTCCGGAATTGCGCTTGCCAGTTCGCCCGCAAAGCGCCGTTTGCCGTGTAATGCGCCACGAATCGCTCAACCTCCTTGTTGACGTCGAGTTCGTGTTGTTCGGCAAGACTGAAACCCGCCCTTTCGGGTTCGAAGTCTTGCGGAATCTGCGTTTGAGAAAATTTATCCGGCAATTTTGGCGTTTGCGAGCGTGGCGCGTCAGCGCCGTTTTTTTCCTTTTTCCCGCTACATAACGTGGTAGTGGTTACTCTCTCACTTTCTTCCGGTTTTAATTGGTTCTCGGTTCTCGGTTCTCGGTTAGCATCGTTTTCGTATGCGTTCGCATTGCGGTCGCATTGCGGTCGTATTCCGGGTGCATTTTTTAGCTCAGTTTTTCGGTCAGAATCAGGTTCATTTTCACCATTTTTATGCGTTTGCATGCGATCGCATTCTGTATTTGTAACCTTGTCTGCATTTTTCCAACGCGCTTTTGCTGATTCTCTAGCCTTTTCTTGCTTCATTTTGTATTCCAAGATTTCAGCATCGCAGCGTTTATGACGCCAAACATTCCCATCCAGAAAAAAGAAATGTTCAAGAATAAGCTCTACATCTCCAGCATCAGCACCAATCTGGAAAGACAATCGTCGAGGATTGTTTTCCAGTGGCTTTTCAGTGTCGTAATACATCCAGATAAGACGTAAATAAGCCATGCACTGACTATCTTTCAGCCTTGCTGTATCGCGTACGAAATCACCAATATGGTGCTGGTATGAATACATCTTTATTTATTCTAATGGTGGGTTAACCTGTCCGGCCAATGCTTGTCTAGCGCGAATTTCTTCGGCTTTCCAGTAAGCTTCCGACTGCTTGCCTTTGAATAGCTGATCGACCAAGGAATGCCCGCGAAAAGCTTGTTGCTCGTCCATTTTTTTGGTCTGCAAATCACTTAACCAAGATTGCAAATCATCGTAAGCGCGTCTCGATTCACGCGATGCCTTGAGCAATTCATCCATGGCGTGTTTTTGTTTTCCTAAAAGCATGAAATATTCGTCTTTTGTCATGGAGTTCTCCCTATGAAATTATTTCTTCCCCGCCACACTGGCTGACCGGAAATTAACTTGCAGTGCTTCGGTGTAAATCCTCTCTAATGCCTTGTCTGCTTCCATAATGGCCTCCCGCATCGCAATGAATTCATCCCAAGCGGCGCTTATTTCGTGACCATCTGCCCGCAGTTCATTGAGCAAATGCATTAACGGGGAAATGAACGCCTTGGTATTCGCCAGCATGGAGATATTCAGCTTGGCCGGGTATTTGCCGTCGGCTGAGACGAATCCGGATTGTTCCAGTAGTTTTCTTGGGTAGTTGTAACGTTTGGGTTCTGGGGCTGATAGTGCCTTGGGTGTTTTACGTTCCAGCGAAATGAAATACCGGCGAATCTGGCGGCCTTTATCGTTGTTCTCGACCATCGCTAGTTCTTTGGCCATGTCGAGGGTGAGGTGGTATTCGGTGCGGCGCTTACCTGGTTTGCCGTCAGACCTATTTAACAAATCTGTTAAATAGTCTTCGCCTTCAGTAAAGCCATATTGCTCAATGCGTTCTTTAATCCAGTTGGCAAATTGTCGGTGTGACTCCAGGAAGTGATGAAGGTCACGGGCATTGCAAAGTTGAACGGATTGATTGTTGATTGTGCCGGTGAATACCGGTACTAAAGAGGTATTTGTCATGATATATCTCCGCAAGCGGTTTTTTAAACGCTCATCCCTACGCCAATAGGGTGGGCGACCGAACGGAGATTGGCGTACCGGTGCGGCACCGGCGAGCATTTCTGCTCTCCCCGCCCGACCACCCATAAACGGATATATCAGGCACAAAAAAAGCCGCAATGCTTGCACATGACGGCCATTCGCCGCCGCTTCCAGGACGCCAATCCCGGCCACGGATTTTGCCGTGACGTTGAAAGAATAAGCCCGAGCGGCTAAATTTGTCAATGATTTGGAATTGTTGTAGTCTGCTGTTTGGTTCTTTTTAATGTATTCAATCCATACATTGAACAGGTGAAATATGACGAAACAAGAACTTAACAGTATTGTTATCCGACTCATAGAAAGCCACAACTTACCGCCAAGCAATCCAATCGTAATAAGCGAATTATTGCTAACTGAATTGGAAGAAAATTGGGATGAGATACCTGCACACACCCAAGCAGTCCTGCTTTGTGTCATTGCTTCGTTAAAGAAACAATTTGCTGAGGAATTCCTGTCCGATCGTGAAACGCAGGCGGTTATGAATAAGCTTCGCGGAAAATAGCAGCAGCCAAAATTTCCGGCAATATTGAAGGCAAAAAAAGAAGAGCGGAACCTGACAAGTTGGTCTTCCGGTAAGGCGCCGGTGAGCCTTGTAGCTCCCTGCCCAGTCCGCTCGTAAATCGAAAATCCATCGAAGCATAAAAGAAACAGCCTAGCAAAATACCGGCTGTTCTTTACTCTATCATCGAGTAGATTGACTTTAGTCAATATCCTTGATGTGATTTCCGAAGAATAATCCAGATTGTCATGATTTGTAAACAATTCTGTTTTATTGTACTGTGTTGGTTTTCTAGTAGCACATAAATTGTCACTATGGGAAAAATTACTATAATGGCTGCCACCGTAGCTTTGCTTGCTCTTTTTTGGATATCCGTAAGAGCCTGGAAAGCCATCCGGCAGACATTCCCCAAAATACCGGATGAAGAAATTTCGGCAACCGGCATGCAACTTCGAGTCATAATGCCGGACTACACCTGCGATGACTTCATTGGAAAATTCAACTTTGCCGGTGCAACACTCCTCCCCGCCAGCGGCAACTACAACATCACCTACACCAACCGCAACGGCATAACCACCAACCGCAACATCAGCGTCAGCCGTGCGTATGAAAACAATGGAAAGTTTATTGTCGACGCCTACTGCCACCTGCGCGCCAGCCGCCGCTCGTTCTCCAATCACCGGATCAATCGCGCTGTTGATCTCAATACGGGGAAATTCGTCAACGACCTCGCGCAGCATGCCATCGCCAGCTTCGACGATCTTGCCATTCAAAAAACATGGCAAAACATCGGTCATGAAATGATGGCGCTTTATCTTTTGGGATTCCTCTGCTGCACCGATCGCCGCATGCTGAAAACAGAACGCGACATCATGGCTGACTACCTGAAGCGCCGCCGCCCAGATATTGTTCTGGAAGATGATCAATTGGAGCGTATGCTGAAGAGACTGGGCATGCCGGATCCGCGGCAATTCAAGAAAATCGTGTGCGATATGAAATCCGCTGGAGATACCGGCCGTTTGCGCGATATCGCCGATTGTGCGATGCGCATTGCCGCCACCCAGAAAACCGCCGATCCGCTTGAAAAAGCGGTAATAGAAATGTTTCAAGAAGCATCCGGCAAAGTTATCCCGATTGATAACGATTGCCAGATTCACGTGATAGTCGCCCGCAAAGAACCCAGTACACCAAGAGAAGGAGGAAGAGAAACATGGCGATGTACTGGGGGGGAAACCTACAACTACAACACGTCCAATCATCCGGCTACGCGCATAGGAACGCGCTGACTGGTGCGGTATATTCAACTTATGAAGATGAATGATTGGCATTCTACCTGACATCATATCCGTTTGTAAATGAGTTTTATTCTCATTTTAACCATCTGATTAATCATTAGCACCCCTTCTCCGATTCCGCTTCTCGCGGACAGTAAATCGCAAAAGTAAGCGCCATCAATTCCTGAACCGTCCTGTGAATCTGCTGGCTGGTATCGGTCAGGTCTTTTTTCTCGCGCTGATCGATCTTGCCATCTTGGGTATGGTGGCTGAATTTCTCCGATAACTGGCCAAGCTCCACATAAAGCTGATTGAATTTACCGAGCAATTCATCGTGATCGCATTCGCTGAATTCCGGCAGCTTGACAAATACACCGCCGGATTCATGGCAGATTGCCTCAGCAAAATATGTAGTTTGTGAAAACGCCTGCAATTGCCGGGCGGTATGCACGTTGATCTGCTGCCCCTTGCGCTCATAAACCCGGTTTTCCAGCGCATCTTTTGTCATTCCAAGCGCCGCGGCCATAGCGGCCCATCCGCCCGGATAAGCTGAAATCATCTTCGTATAAGCTTCTCTCGTATCCACAAGCATCTTCCTTTTTCTGTGGTTTCTTTATTGATCCATTGCTTTTACAGTAACCCTCACAAAGAAAAGCAGCCGCGGCCGCATATCACGGACGGCCACGGCTGCCAAAGAGAGAGTCTTAGCTCCGGTTCTCCGGCATATCCCGTCATTGACCGGACGGACACGGCTGAGTAAAGGGAGGTTTCTCCGATACCGGTATAATAGGAAGCGCGACCAACCTGCTATAAGTAAAGAAGAAACCATGGAAAAACAAAAATCAGTCATCGGAATGGCCTGGTACCGTGCGGAAGATTACGACGCTATCCTCAGGATCATGTCCGACAGCCACCAATTTCCCGACAGGTTCGACGTATGGCTCGCAAAAGCCGAGGCTTTCGAGAAGGATAGCGCAAGCCATGGTTATGTCGTGGTGCGCGCCGTCATCGATCCCAAAACGTTTCCCGATTGGTGCAAGTCTTGCAACCTGAATGTCGATGCCGAGGCAAGAACCTATTTCGCCAACCTCGCCGCCAGGAAATATGCCATCAAACTTAGCGGCTACTGAAAAGCCTGTGTCCTGCATAGTTACCTTATTCATCATCAACCTTAAAAAGGAGTTCCCATGAACGATTATTTGTATGAAGACCTTGCCGCTTGTTTTGCCGCACTCATTAACGTGCTCGAAAAGCATGGAATACCGCGTTCCGAAATTGCCGAAGCATTCCAAGAACGATTTTTAACCATGCAATCGCTGCATCCAGTGGATACAGAGCAGCTCTTCGTGCTATTACACGCGGTCGCGACTCAGGCGGAAAAGCATGGACGGGACGATTAGCAAATCCCCGGATGACGGCACGCTTCTTTTCTTCATCAGTGACCATGACTCCCTACGCCGCCTCTTCGGATTCTGCTGGCTCATGGGTAGCTAGTTCGGGCCAGATTTCGTGCCAGTCATCGGGCTTTAAATCTTTTCTCGAAACATCGCCATTGGTAAGTTTTTCAATGATCAAGCATCTTTTATTAGAAATAGCGCATGTGCCTTTAACCATTTGTGACATTTGTGAAGCTGATATACCTAACGCCTTAGCCATAACAGCCTGCTCCCCACGGCGTTTTATAAAAAATTCTTTGAGTGTCATCTTTAAATTATTAGATACAAATCATGATAGCTGTCAGTTTAACGAATACTAAACTTGATAGTCAAGCATTTGCTTGTTTAATTAATGCTAAACATAATGACAAAATGGATATTGTTAGTACTAGACGAAATAAGCTACGCCTCTGGTTTTCGGATAAATCTATTCCGGAATCAGAAAAAAGCTATATTTCTCAATTAATAAACGGGAAAGCATCATTTGGGGAAAAAGCTGCCAGGCGGCTGGAAAAGACCTACAAAATGCCAGATAAGTACTTAGATAATGATGAGCAACAGCCCATCATAGACTTATCAAACATCAGTCTGGAAAAACTGGAATTCATGAAAGAGATTGCGGCAATGAACGATGAAGAATTTCACGCAAAGGCTGGCGCATTTAAGGCAGTGGCAAATGTCCAGGCAGTTCGAAAAAAATCGAATGAAGACGAAGACCAATAAAGTCATCAGTGTATCGGATTGGTGCTACACGGAATCATGCAAATGCAAGGTGGGAAGTATGTAGGTGGGTTATTGATCAGCAAAATCGCATCTCTTGAATGACATAAAGAATCAATACGCGTCTTGTAACATATATTTGATGGAGTGATAGTGAAGGTAAGATTTATAGGATTCTCATTTGAACTTAATTCACTCGTGCCTTTGAATGAGTTTATCTTGCACCTTTCAAGTCAATCAGGGGAAAAATTTGAGCTTAATAACTATGAGCGGATGCTATTTATAGATTCTTCATCCAATACAGAATATTTATTGGGATTATTAATAACCATTAAAGACCAAAAGACCTTTTGCCAACTATCGAACGAAGGTGACACCCCAACGATTATCGTTAACGAAATTGCTAAAAAAAGCGATATTATGGATTTTAACTTTTTCGTTCTCAATAAAAGCAATGGCCTAGGTCTCTATCAATACTACCATCAATCTTGTTCCTTCAATAAATTCGGCTATATTGCTTCGAAGTTGTATCACGATCTAAAAGAATCTAAATCACAATTCGATATTAATGATATAAAAACCCGTGACTTAAGTGAAAGAGAAGAAGAAAAGCAAATCAAAACCATCAAAAAGAAATATAACTTTCGATTGAATTATTCTGTTCTCATAAGACCTGATTCTCTTGTAGCCATTCTTCAAGAATATAAAAGAATTAAGGCTTTTGAATTCGACTATGCATGGTTAGAACCTGAAGAAAATGCTTACACGCTAATGAAAGATCTTGTAAAGAAAGAGCACAGAAGGCTAAGTTTTGTTCAGGCGTCCGTTTCAGGAATAACATCTGCAATAGTAAAATCATTATCGGATACTAATATTTCCAATGGCAGGGTTATTGTTCAAGATTACTATGACAATGAAAGAATTGTGGAAATTTTAAACAATCCAGACAAATTTGGTGAATATGATTTCGATCATGTGGCCTATCACTTAAATTCACTAAAACTTGACAACATCAAAGAATGCTGGGTAATTAAAGAGCTTCTCAACACATGCGCACAGAAATCTCATATTTTTTCCGCAAAAATAGGAACTACTACATAAACATCTTAATGCTATTGCTTTGCGCTTTAGTTGCATCAATAGCTTGTGTCGTTATTTGGTTTTTAACTCCACCTGATTTAGATCTTGTGAATTTCTACGGCACTAATCTCAGATCTAGTCTTTTCGGTGGATTTCTAACAGTCGGGGGATTCTTATTCTCACTAAAAACTTTCATTATTATAAAAATGAAAGAAGAAGTTTATGATCACCAGGAGTATATTGATAGGGTTACTGAGTTAAAGAAATTAGATGAAAAAATTAGTCATTACGGTCCATTGCAGCGCCTAAGCCACCTGTTGTTCGCATCCGTATTATCATCAATTGTAACCTCAGTATCGCAATTCTCAATTGGACTGATAGAAAATAAAATTGCCGTTTTAATTTGTATTTGGCTTGCTTGTTTTTCAATAAGCTTACTAATAAGCTCATTAATTTTGATCAAGAAGAATTTAGATGATTGGTTTAATTTTCTTGAAAGATCAATGAAGAATGGTAATCCCCCCAAAAATTGA